TAGTGAAGCTCATTTTGTTTTCTTGGCTCGCGGCTTACGTTGCTTTTTGACTGAAGCGGTCACTTCGGTTTGTTCTACAACAAGCGGTTGTGATCCACCTTCTGACGGAGCAACTGGAGACGGAGGTTCAGAAGAATCATCTTCAATGTCAATAGCCGGTGCAGCACTAGCCGCAGGACGTTCTTTCTGAATCACCGAAATCTCAGAGACATCAACTCCGTATTTGTCAGCGAGTTGACGCACAAACAAAGCTTGTTGCGCTTTTGCTTCTAAAGCAGAACGCCAATCAAGACCCCGCGCACCATAGACTTCATCATAAGTCAGAATGCCAGCTTCCAACTCAGCCAACTGAGCAGCGGAATTACGGCCAACATCAACGTTCGGAGAGCGGGGGGCGGTAATCGCTACCTCGTACCAATCAGACGGAGCATCATTAAGCGCGGGATCGCTCTTGATAGCGTACTCCATGACATATTCATAAATACGTCGAGCCGCCGAAGACATCACTTGATGCCGAGACTTAAACCACACAGCAGACATATCTAGCGCACCGCGATAGACAGTTCCCTGCATGGACTCGGGATAAACAAGAACGTAAGGAATACCAACACCAGCGCATACCTTTTCGGTTAGCTGACGCCAGTATTCACGCATGTTTACACCGGGACGCTCCGTTGCGAACTGTTCAAATGAATCACCGTTCTTGAGTACTTTAACAGACGATCCAAAGACCTGTTCGTAATAGTTCTCCGCAGTGTTCTGAGTGGTTTGCGAGATTCCACCAGATCGAAGGCTGGAGGCTTGAACCTCACCGCTTACCGTCTTGACGATCTGAGCGACGGAAGCACCTAACTTACAAGCTTCCATCTCCAGCTTCTGCAAGTCGTCGAGATCGTGGAGGTCATTGATAACCGCAGAGACAAACGGAAGACCTCTAAGCTGACCGGGACGATTGGGCTCGTAAATGTGAACCACCGAATCGGAACCAATTGAGCGAACGTCTGTAAGATTACCCTGAGTCTTCTCTGAACCGATAAAATACGAGATTGCGCGTCCAGTCTTAGGATCAAACCGGATGCCATCAAACACAGTTAAATCGGACTCCATACCAACAGGAGTCGCAATCGACTGAGCTTCGATAAGCTGCAATCTCGGCTTTCCGCTCTCACCTTTGGTCAAAAGGATGAAGCTTTCACCGTCAAAGAACCAACCGCGAGCCGATTGGCTCATCATGGTTCCAAAAGACTGGCGAGAACCGATATCGGGATAACGGCTCCAGACATCAAACCACTTCTTAGCTTTGAGATTCCAAGCTGGATCACTAGAAGCGGGTTGAACCGAGAAACTTGAGCCAACGGTGTAGCTCTCAAACAAGTCGCCAAGCCTATTCAGAACAGCGTTGTTCTGTTCAAAGAAACGGGACTTACGGACAATCGCTTGTCGGGTTGAACTCGTTACATCAAAACGAGCCGAAGTGTAAGACGTATCAAGATACGAACGACGCAACGACTGACCGGCTCCCTCGTACTTATTAACGGGAGCGGGAAACAACTTATTAGCAATGGTTTGAAGGATTCCCATTAGCTCATTCGGGTTGTGGCTTCACGACGAAACTGCGTGAAATCACCGTAATACCGAGTAACCGCCACCAGAATGGTCCCAAGCATCTTGTTATAGATCTGGAGGTCTGACGGATTAGTGATTCCGTCTCCAGCCAACAGGGTCACAGCAAGATCGTAGTCTGACAGCAGTGACTCCCACATTTCCAACATGTCACCAGCGGAAGCGGAACCTTCACCGGGTTTAGCGAACTCAACGGAAACGTCAGAACTAGAAGTTGAGCGGACAACTTGACCAGACTCTATAGCATTTGCAGCAACCGTTAGCTTTGCCGTCAAAGCTTCCAACAAGCTCAAAGCGGCTTTGCTTGCGTAGGTAGTACGCAAATAACTCCGCTTAGTTGCTACGGTGTAGGTCAACACTTGGGCGGACTATTCACAGACCAACTGTGAAGTCAACTACTAGAATTTTCAGAACTAGTAGATGCGAGATCGTTCCAGAGCATCACCATCGCCAATTGCATCAATTCACAGTCATGCAAATGATCGGGCCAGCGAGTGTTTCGCTTGAACCACAAGTGTTTGATTCGTCCCGCTCTGTTAGCAGTTGGCTTGAGAACGTGAGAGTCCAAATGCTTCCAGTATGTATCAGAATCAGCCGCAAATGCCCCCTCAGCCTCAAGTGGTGCAGGGAGACTGCAAACAGTCCATTGATGATTCTCGGACCCTTTACGAAGCCGCTGAAGCACTTCCCGCATGTGTTCGGTATCGAAGACCAACAAAGGTTGGACCGCATCAGTCCGCATTGACGTTGAAGTCGTAATGCCGAAGGGATGGATTGCGCCGGTCTTACTGGTGAATCGCGCTCCGGTTTCTCGGCCTTTCATTGGCATCCAACCAATAAGCATTGGCTTTCTCAATCCTCCTTCTGGTGGATACCGGAGACCGCAGGGATATGTGATTGGATTGACGCTGCTTTGTGAGAACTCAGCACAAGCATCATAAACGGCTTGCGTGTTGAAACCGGAGTCAATCCCAACGTCCATATCATGCACGTTGTATTGAAGTTGGACCCGTCGAAGTGCAGCAAAGTCGTCCGCATGACCAGCGGCAACCAAGCGCGAGTTTCCTTTGCTCCACTCTCTACAAACCCACCAGACAAACGGAGCAGCGGCTTGTACGTCAGCCGTTAGGTAGCGTCTGGCTTCGGGGAGTCCAGCATCGGACACGATTTCAACTCGCTCCTGTTGAGACTCTTGGTTTTCCCACGGTTCAGCGAGCATACCGTTGATAAATCCCTGCAACCCCATCATCGAAGCTTTTGCTTCCAAGAATGAGACAGCAAGATGACCCCAAGTGCATTTTCGGTCTGGGGAGTAGAGGGATGACAAGTGGTAAGAACGGACACTCGGCAAGCTCGCTTGATTCTCGGGAATCCACTTTCCATGGCGCAACGCTGCGACTTTGTGGGAATCCGAAATCTTACCCTGACACAGTTGGCAAACGTAGTGCGCTGACGACCGGATACGCTGCCAATCGGGCTTTCCATCTTCGGTCTTAGCGTTGTCCCAAGTGACTTGCTTCCACTCCAGCTTGATGTATTCCGCGCAATGCGGACACGGGATGTAATACCGTCGCTGGTCCCCCCTAAGATAACGCTGCCAGATTCTGCCTTCTGAAGTTGTCGGAGTGCTGGTGAAGAAGGCTTTGGAGCTTGAGAATGCTTTGAGTCGTTGCTCTGCAAGGTCCAGCGCGTCGGCTTCCTTCGCGGTTGCTTCAGCAAATTTGTCCACCTCATCAGCAACCAAGATGCGAACAGGTCGTGACGCTAGATTTGCCGGTGAATTAGACCCAACAAAGGTCAAAGTGCAGCGATCAAATTGCTGCTCAAGATTGGTCATCTGGTCTGCGTCAGAAGGAAATCGCGCAACCAATGCGGGACAGTCTTCCAGAAGCGGCATCCAGCGCGATTTGCTGAACGAGCGAGCCAGATTCTCACTCGGCATCAACCACAGTGCGGGACTCGGTTCAGTGTCGATAGCCCAAGCCAAACCAGCCATTAGGGTTGTCGTCTTGCTGGTTTGAGATCCCCAACACAAAGTCACCTCAGAGACTGACGGATCTTTCCAGCACTCAAGCGGTTCTCTGCAATATGGTCTGACAGCCGTGGAGAATGGACCGGGATGTTCAGTCTGCCGTTGTGTCAACGTGAGGTTTGACTCGCTCCACTCAACCACAGTTTGCCGTGGAGATGGGCGGTAGATCTGGCGACGGAACTCTAGGATTTCGCGTTGTAGATCGAGCATCAAAACAACTCCGTATTGGATTCTTCGATCCGGTGCTTTCGAGCTTCACCCATATTCAAGAACGCCATACGCTCGTTGACTCCATCCATCAGTTTGTCTCTCAACTGCACGTTGCAGCCCCAAGTCGCGTTTTCGTTGAAGATTTCAACCATCAGCACCAGACCGTCAGGCTCCAAGTGCAGGATTCCCCAAAACGGAAGCTTCGTATGCTTCGTAATCTCAAGCGCGGCTTGGAGCTTAGACCATGAAATCATCCATTGGTTGCCGAAGGTTGATTCCAGTTTTGCGAGTCCGTAATTCCGAGATTTCACCTCATAACTTCCGGTAATTACGCCAGAGTTTTGGTTCCAAATGAACCCGTCAATGCGCGACGGCTTATCGTCTGCGATTGGCAAAAACCGGAGAACCGTGTCGCGTTCAATGGCTTTGAGCGCGATCTTGTTCTGACGGAGTGCTTCTAGTCCTCTCGGCTTCTGGCAGTTCAGGATTTCCATGGGTCAGTCTGGTGCAATGTCTTAAGGCAAACGTCTTGGACCCAACGCTCTAGCTCACGCTCAGCGTGTTCTGGGTCGTGAGGTGCAATGCGACCAGCAAGTTGCTTAGGCATCGACTTCAGCAACTGAGCAACCGCTCCATCATGGTCCAGCATCGCTTTCTTGACCCAATCGCCAGAGACTAGTTTGCGCTCACGCTCTGCGAGATCCAGAACGTCTTGCTTTGAGTTAATGAGATTCTTTGCTGCGGTTGAATGAACCGAAACCATACGGCCAGCGTCCAGAGACCGCGCTCTAAGGCTTTCGACGGCTAGACCATAAGCAGCACGCTCAATCTCCTTCTGCCGCTCATACGCTCCCTGCGGAGTGTCGTTAGCGACTTGTGAGCGGTCCACCTTCTCTTCGGCTTCTGGTGGTCGATAGGGTCCGTCTATCGGCTCTGACCGGATATGGCTTGCTTCAATAGCAGCCTTCCTTCTTTGCGCTCCAGATCCACGCCAAGCGTCGGCGGCTTCAGCGGAGTCCAAAGGCATACCCTTTGAAACCAACTGAGAGACTCGGCCTTTGGTTAGACCAGAGTGCTTAACGTATTCGCTTTGGGTCATCGGAGACTTTCGGGAAGATCTTCGGATTTCGCTTTGAGCAGATCAGCCAACCCTTTGCAGATTGTGCGCTGCTCTGGGTCTTTTGGATTCGGCTGGTAGTAACCCGCAATCTGCTCAGCCGTAGAACGTCCAGCGCGCATCTGAGCGAGATGCCAGCGCAGTGTGTGATGCCCAAAATTAAGCATAACGTATTGTGCAGCGTTTGTCATTAGTGGTGCGTTTATAATACAATAGCGAGTTTGATCGCGGAAGATGATCGG